CTAATGGGCTTCCAACCTGTTGTGAAGTTATAAAGTGACTTCATAAGTGTTGCGGGAACACCAATTACCTGAACTTCATCAAGTCTGGAAACAAGACGGTTGATGTTGCCATTGTTGTCTGTTACATCGATGCTTCTGCTGATTGTGTTATTAGCATCAATCTGTGCTGACTTAAGAAGTGATTTAACTTCATGTGTCACATAAAGAATTCTGCCGTTAGCAGGAACTCTCTCGTTATCCATCTTTAACATAAGCGCATCGAATACACCAAGGATAGATGCTTTTGTAAGAGGTGTGGTATCGGGTGTTCTTAAGACACCTTCCTCATCTCTTGTTGTCTGCCAATCTGCATAAATCTTAGAGATTGTATAAGCATCCATTTCAGGGAACTTCTGCTCTTCATTAAATACCTGAGTGATATTTGCAATTGTTGTAACCATGTTGGTCTGAACAATATCCATGGGATGTACGAGTGTACTCCACTTTCTTTCATTGGAAAGTGTCTTTGTCTCCCATGCGTTGTCGTAATGACGAGCGGCCTGAGCAATGGTATCTCTATCTGCGTTCACACGACCTGTGGTTGAGATAGAAGGAATCTCGATTGTTTTTGCGTTTACCCAACGATATCTACCATTGTTGGGAGTGTTGTAAAGTGCTCCAAAGTTGAGCACATAGGGCCATTTCTGTGAAAGGGCTCTTGAATATTCTGTTGCGTAATTGAGTGCTGCCATGATTTTTCTCCTTTACTTAATTAATTATTTCCGGGCATGGGTCTAACACCGGAAAAATGAAATGCATCTGTAAATGCCTGAGTGGCATCGTGAACGGGTTCCCCTCCGGGTGTGGATGCTACAAAGGTAGGGGTATGTTCCGGAACATAATCATCTTCATATCCATCTTCATACTCTTCATCACCAAAATCGTAATCATCCATATCAGTATAGAAAGAATCCGAATTTTCCTGTTTGTAGTTGTTAACAAAGTCGTCAGCACCAAGTATCTGTCCATCTTTCATCTTAAGATTTTCATTTACCATTGTCTGAATAAAGAACTTCTTTGCGGCTTTGCTACTGAACTGCTGTTGGTTTGCAAATTCTTTAACCGCAAATTCATAAGACTGCTTCTTTAATTTGTCTTCCCAGGCCTTTGTATCGGCATCATATTTGCTCTGAAGGTCCTCGAAATCTTTTGTTAAAGCGCTAATCTTAGCTGAATCAGCACCGGCCTCTTTTAACTTTGCCTTTAAGTCTGCTAAATCTGTATCCCTGGTTCCTATTGTACCATTAAGTGATTCAATCTGTGAATTAAGGGAAGAGATTTCATCTTCGTACTTATTCTTGGCCACATAATTTCCTTCACTTAGGTCTACAAACTTGCAACCGGCTTCTTTCATTGCCTGTTCAAGTTCTGAATAAGACAATGTGCCACCTGCTTCTTCAAAAAACTGTTTCAAATTTGCCATTCTAAAATTTCCTCCAATCTTTATCTCTGTTATTTATAAATGCGGTTTACAGTCTCCGCTGAATGGGTATGGGTTTAAATGTCTCCATACAAGACTATATATCTAAACCTTTCGGTCTTAATATACTTTTTCTTTAAGGTCTTTTACATCCGATTTTAATGTACTAACCTCTGCCTCCAATATAGGAATACGAACTGCAAATTCATTATGTCGTCTAACTTCGTTTGTTAGATTCTCAAGTTTGGTATCTGTGACTGCCTGAGCAGTAATTATCTTATTTTCAATTGATTTATTGGAAGAGACATTGGTTATTATAATTCCAACCAATGCTAAACCACTTGTTATTAATGCAACTATAATGCTTCCGATGATTGATTCCATAATATTTTCCTCTTAAAAATGAAAACAAGATACAAAGGATTGGTCGCGACCTTTGTATCTTGTTTGTCAGGGGTTATATGGCAGAGAACCACATATCCTTGATAGTATTATACAATATGTTGTATTATATTACAACGATTAAATTAATAATTAATTGTTTAATTATACCTTTATTTTACGATAACCTGGTATAGTCATGTTCTCCGGATGGGGTTGTAGACCACAATCTTCAGAAAAGTCTAAATACTCCGCCATTTTCTCATTTATTTCCATTTGGTATTGTCTGGCAAGTTCTATATCCCCTGCCTCCCTTGCTATAACTTGACCCCTTTTGGCATTTCTTATTTCTCTTTCGTACTTTCTCTGAACTTGGGAACACTCATAGAGAGTTCTATGCTTGCCGTTTTCGTCTGTATATCCTTCGTGGTTTCTATCAATATTTGCCTGTAATTCTTCATCTGTGAAATTGGGTTTTTTAATACCTAAAAGAATAGAGAAAGCAAAATGACGGCAGTTCCATATTCCTATTCGTCTTTGAATTGCTTTAAAATGCCGACCCTTATAATCTTCAAAATCCTGCTGAGTTTGCATTTTTTCATATTCTTCATTAGTAAACTGATGACCTTGTAATGGTTCATGGTCGGGTGCTGAATGTTCGTGTACTGATAATTCTTTTCCATCCGAGCCGTATTGTTTACCTATTTCATCAGAAGTTTTTTGACTTATATCTCTTATGTTGTCTAAAATATTTCTCTTTACTGCCGCATCTGTGCTTTGTGAAAACTTTTTACCGGATTCTGGGTCGTATTCAACCGTCTTCATACCATTGTCCGTCATAGTTTTGACTATCTTTCTTATAGCACTTGTATAATCTCCCACTCCCTTAGTGATTTGCTCTGCGGCTTGATTAATAACTTCATTATATGCTTCAGACAACGGAGTTGCTATCAGTTGTGTGCGGTTTTTCGGGTTCCTTAACATAAATGCCTGAGTGAGGAACCTATTATCTTTTAATACACCGCGTTTAAATTCTTCCAAAATCTCCTGAAGTGCCGTATTTTCAGATAAAGATGGATATTCTGTCTTGGTTGCTTCGTAGAATATTTTTGAATCTTTATACATATCTCTGACGGCACTTTCAAGCAACCTATTCATATCTGCTTTGGTTAATACTTCTGCAAGATGTGTTTGTTCCGCTATCTTTCTTAGGTCTTCCTTTTTTATTTTATCGGTTAAGGGTTTTCCACTTTCACCAATCTCTCTTAATCTACCGGCAATAAGAAACAGAACGAAGAGTTCTAAATTTCTACTTCGTTCTGATATCTGTTCTGCCTTTTCTTCAAATTCTTCTGGAGTGTCTAAATTCTGATATTCTTTATCCGAATCTTTCTCCTGTTTTAATTCGTCAAGTGCCATTTATTATTCCTCGGTTTTTGCCGGTTTATTTGCTTTATTTTCGGGTTTCTTTTGTCCGAAAGGATTTTTATCGTCTGAACTATTAGAACCCATAATAAGCTGATTTTCCATGTCCTGTAGACCTTCTTTACTTGCCTCCTGTATTGCGGCTTCAGCTTGCTCTCTTGTCTCTCCGAAATAGTACATACGCAACTCAACCTTAGAAACAATACCTTCACGCATTAATGTCATTCTTGTGTTGATTTCAGTATCCACATCAGTAATAATTGAATCATCCCACTCAAAGTTAACATCATAATCACCTTCTGCAGTAATCTTATAAAGAGTGCAATAAGCATTCATTATATAAATGGTTTCTTTTAACACTTCTTCAATTGCCTGCTGAATATCTGCGTTTGCCTGATAACTTCTCTGTTTTAATATCTTCAATTCTGTTGCCGTCTTTGCCTGTTCTGTTACATCCGACAAAGTTCCACGAGATAAAGCACATGCATCTTCAATTCTAGCAAGTATCATATTAAGACCACTTTGGAAACTTGCATCTCTTAATGTAGGTGCATAAGGTATAAATGTATCACCTTCATTTCCAAGGTCAACCTTTCTATATAACCTATTTTGCATAGAATTAAGAACCGGAGTATGTTCCACAACACTTCCATCCGACCTCTTCTCTTGAAAGTTTAAAGCATCACGGTCAATATCTATTGCCATCTCACCTGCTTCATATTCCCATAACAGTCTGGAATACTGCATATCGGCATCTTTAATAAGGTCTTTTGCTCTACTATAACCGGACACACCAAGCGGAGAAGATGTATCAATAGTATTTGCTTCTGGCATTTTAAAATAAGCAAATAAAGGTTGTAAAACATCTTTAATCGTTACAGAAGGTTCTAAGTCTTTCCACCGTGCCACACTCTTCAAAGGAATTTCCTGACCTAAGTCTATTCCGGACATATCTCCCTGAGTTTGTGTATTAAGGGATTTGAATGCCTTATTTATAATGGTAACTGTATTATCTTTGAATTTGTGGTATTCAAGTCTTCTATATACGGCATCTTTCTCTACTTGTGTCTGAATAAATGCGGCTTCTGTTATATTACCTGCCACATCAAAAGCAAGTGGATAAAATGCATCTGCCTGAATAAAATCAAATTCTATCTGCCATTTTGACTCGTTGTCTTCACTTGTTTTGTTTACCGGAAAAGGTTTAATAACGAGTCCACCTTTAGCAATACCGTATTCAATTTGCTTTCTTAATTGTTTCTTCAGTTTTTTATACTGAGTTTCAAGGTATTCGGCACGGTCTACAGAACCAATGGGTTTTGACTGTTTTATCATCGGAGGTTCCATAGAAGGAACAATGTTACCAAATTCATCCGGTGTTGGTTCCTTATAATTTGGATTCTTTACCTCTACATCCTTTGTCGGAGTTGTTATCTCTGACTGAAATTCAATTAATGCCGTTCTTGCTTTTTCACTTGCAATTAAGGCAGGAATTCCAAGAGATACAACACGAACAGGGTCATTGGGGCTCGGTTCTTTTATCCAAGGTGCCTTTCCTTTATACATATCACTCCATAAATTGATGGCAGTCTCCATCTGAGAACTGATAATGGGTGCTACATGTAATGTTTTTTCAACTGTTTTACTTCCAATCATCTTTGACATTATCTCCTTTATCTTTGATGATATTAATGACCATAGAGACATTTTTATTCCTCCGGTTCTTCATCCTCGTCATCTTCTTCTGGAGCCCCGCACATAAGTTCGCAGAGCTCCTCGCATGTTAAATCGTAAAATGTTTTTCCCATAGTTGACTCCTATTTTTTACGATGTCTAGCTTTATAACCTTCGTGAAATCTGGTTCCAAACATATGATAGATAGTATTATAATCTTCAGCGCTTATTTCACCGCGTGCAAATTGAATTTCTACTTTACGCCACGCCGCATCATATCTCTTAACATCCGAAGGTGAAAGGGAAGTCGTTCCCGCTTCGTCGGCTGTCCACACATGATTCCTCTCTGCTTTCTGTGCCTCGGCATTGGCAATCTGTTTTGCCTTTACTTCAGCATCCTTATCCTGCCAAGACTTAGTTGTTTTGGGTTTAACTGCCTTTTCAGGTATCTTTTCAAATGTTAAATATCTAGCACTTGAATGACTTGCCGACTGATAACCTCCTCTAGCAGTATGATATCCTCTTCTGTGGTCATCCCTATTTTCGGAAGCCGAAACTTTCCAACCGGCTTCTTTCATTGCTTTCTTATAATCTCTGAGGAATTCTCCAAAGTTGGTATAACCTTCTTTACCAGGCTTCTGTCTATAAGCTGTGGATGTGGAAGCATAATCCCTTTTATCCCCACCCATAAAATCATATACCATTGTACTGAAGGAATTTCTACCGTTTTCCTCGGCATACATAATATTACGAAGCATTTCTTTTGCCTGATATTTCTGGTACTTAAGAGAATTTGATAATGTCTCATATCTTGGGTCTGCCGTAACTGTGCTATCTAAAATAACGCCGTATCCGGGTTCTCCATCATCTCTGGGCTGAGAATATCTGGGCAATGCTCCGTCTTCCTGTAATTTACGAGCCATTCTAAAAGCTTCTTTTCTATTGTTCTCTATAGCATCTTCTAACTCTTTCTTTTTAGCCTGAACTTTATTTTGGGCCTCTTTATCATCCCAAGAAAAATATCCTCTTCTGTACTCAGAAGATTCCAGATAATCGTCCAATTCCTGTCTCTTCTGCTTTTCCCATTCCTGGTACTGTTTAAGAGCTTTTCTATTGTTTTCAATACGGAAGGCCCTCTCACTTTCAGCTACCTTGTTAGACTGTTCCGCAGGTTTTTCTTTTCTTCTTACCTTAATAGAAGTATATTTGGGATGCTTAATGGTTTCCTGATGCTCATGATAGCGCTGTTCCCATCTCTGTTCTGCTTCTTTCTCTGTTCTATTGGCATTCATCAATTCTTTCTTAGCTTCGTCACTTGTGTCAGTTTCCATTCGACGCTTAGCATAATAAGCTCTTTCCTTATTTTCTCCCCATTTCTTATAGGCTTTCTCTGCCCTATCGAGTTTCTTATCATATTCCTTCTTAGAAATAGGTCGGGTATTTTTACCCTTTTTGACACCTTCTTTTAATCTCTTAACGGCGTCCGCTTTACTTTCACCCTCAAATATAGGAATATGAATGTGATTTACTGTTATCCATTGTTTGATTTCTTTTGCCATAACTAATCTCCTTCATTTACCAGTTTATTTTTTTGATTTCTTGTCATTTTCTTCCTCTTCTAACTTAGACATAATATAAGAAGATTTTTCAAATACCTTCCTTGCGGTCTCTCTATCTTTGTAATTGAATTTATTTCCAGGTTTCTTAGTTTCACCGGTTACTTCATAATGGGCTTGCATAAGTGCTTTTCTTGCCCCACCTGTATCATCCGGAGATAAATTCCATCCATTTTTACGCCTCGTAACTACGGCTGAACCTCTATACCAAAATCCCTCCATGTTATCATATTTCATCTGCATAGCATGTCCAATCAATTCTTCATTATCAAAGATTCGTTTGCTTGCATCCTGTATGGCGGATTTAACATCTTCATTATTACTAACCCTATATTCATGCGCATTAATAGGATTAAGCAAACGGTCAGTCGATTTTCTGGTTGAATGGTATGGTGATTTTTCACTTGAATTTCTTTCTTCCTTCTGTTTTTCGGACACGGCAATCTGTTTCTTCTTAGTTTCTTCGTCCTTATCCTGCCATGTCTTATACTGTTTTTGATATTCCCGTTTCTGTTTACGAAGTTCCGCCTGTTTTTCCTTTGGCATGTACTTAGATATTCTAATTGCTTTTGCATTCATCCATGCCTGTTCTTTCTCTGTAGGAGGATTATTACCTACGACGAAACTTTCTTTTTCCTCGGCTCTTTTATTATTTTCATTAATAATATGTTCGTGAGCTACCTTAGGAGTTTTCTTTCCAAGGGACTTTCCAGAATTGACTGCTTCTATTGCCTTGTCAACTGAATTATAAATATGGTCATTTCCATTTGGGTCGGTAACCCATACACGCTTTCCAAAAGAACCATTATCGTTCTTGCCAATCTCAATGTGATATCCATTGTGTTTCATGGCACCCTTGTTTTTCATCAATGTTTCTTTTGTTAAATTACCGGATTTAGAAGACATTCTCTTAATAGCGTCTTCCTTGCTTTCTCCTTCAAAGATAGGTATATGTTTTCCACCCCTTGTTATCCACGCCTTAATTTTTCTTTTTTCCATAGGTTATCTCCTTAGACGACCTTTTTATTTCTTCATATGCTCTTTAACAAAGTTTTTTGCTTCTGCTAAAGAATTGAATGAGTATATCCTGTTTTCTTCTTTAGGAAAAACATTCCACTTGGTAACAGTTTTGGTGGGTGCCAATAAAGACGAGGCATAATCCCCCTTTTCCTTTGTTTTTACCCAACTCTTTCTTAATGTATAAAGACCATCCTCTGTGGCGTACTCATAACCTTTATCAACCATTTTAAAAACAGGCTCAGCCGGTTTCTCTTCTATGGGATGTATAAGTGTTCTAAAATGGTATCTCTGAATATTATATCCACCGGCACCTATTGTTTCAACAGACGCTTTACCCTTATTTCCTACAATAACACCGTTCAAATCACCTTTCTTGCCAATGTGTAAAGCACTTGCATCTGTAATTTGTCCGACGATGTCGTTTGTTCTGGTTATGATATCATCATATTTGGCATACTTTTCTTGACGGACTGCTCTAAGCATATTCTCTTCCCATGTGCCCTGTCCGTCATTGAATTGGGTTACAAAATGCCAATTAGATTTGAAGAACTTTCTATATTCGGTATGTTCTTTATTCTTTTCGCGATACATCTGAAGGTGTGTAGGGTTAGTTCTATCCCAACCCTCTACATATTTATAAGGATAATTCAACCAATCCACATATTCTTTATCCCGTTTTCTATAATTAGGTAAAGCTTCCTCGTCATATTTCTTCTTCTGTTCTTTAAAGTATTCAATACTTTTCTTTTCCCAATCATCTAAGAATTCGGTTATAACAGGAACATTTCTGGATTTTGCCTTTTCAATTTCCTTTTCCATATCCTGTTTATACTTTTCGAGGTCTGCTTTTGCTCTTTCTATGTCCTTAGTGGTTACACGGAAATCATAATCGCTATAATAATAGGGATTGTTTTCTTTGTAGTCGCTTTCTTTTGCTTTATTGATTCGCTCCATTTTCTTTTCGAGCTTATCAAGTTCTTTTTGTTTGCCTTCAATACGCTTATCAATCCAATCCATTTTAGGAGTTCTCTGGTATTCGGGTTCTTTAGGAGTTTCGGATACATTCAATCTTTCTGCTTCAACTTGTGTTTTGGAAATTTGCTCCTGTTTTTCGGAAAGTTCTTTATCAACTTGCTTTTTACGGAGCTGAATAGACTTGATAGGGGTTCTTTTCTCTATCTTTTTGAATTCTTCGTTACGAACATCGTATCTCTGTTGTGCCTCTTTAAGAGTTCTATCGGCATTCAACTTTTCTTTTCTTGCTTCTTCACTTGTATCTGTTTTGATGCGTTCATTTGCCTGATTAACTCTTTCCTGATGTTTTTGAAGGGCATCTACTGCCTTTTCTGCGGCATCTCTTTTCTTAATATAATCCTTTTCAGGGATAGGTCTTGTATCCTTGCCCTTTCTAACGCCCATTTTCAGTCTATTAATAACATCCTGCTTGGTTTCCCCCTCATAGATAGGGATGTGATGATGTTTAATTGTTATCCAAGCGCTTATTTTGCGTTCTGTCATACCGAATACCTCCGTATATAAACATTATATAACAAGTTTTTTGGTAATACAACGACTATCTTCTATTTCCTACAATAACAACCGGAATCTTTTTAATGCCGTTCATATAAGCCGCAACTGCTCTATGTAGACCCTCTTGTGCATAATCTTTATAATTAAGGTACGGTGTGTCAAACTTTGTTCCATCCCGCATCATCTTTGCATATTTCTCTGTATCATCATCACCCACTCTACCCCTTAATGTTTTCTCGAGTGTAGAATCTTCAAATACATGATAAGCACATTCTTTTATGTACTGCTCAGGTGTCATTTCTACAATTTTAACTTTACCCTCTTTGATAAGGTCATTATAATAGGAAGTTCCGGTATCATTTGTCTTAAACCCTATATAATCACCAACTGCCTCTTTAAAATCCGGATATCCATAATCATATCGTTCTTTGGCTGACTGTTTAGCATCCAATTTTTCTGTAGCGTCCCAATACTCATCACGAATTTTTTCATATTCCTGAACATCTGAGAATAGTTTACTTCTTTTCTCTTTTAATGCCATCAATTCCGGATGTTCCGAATCGTCAACCAGCATTCTGGCAAGTTCTTTGCCACCAAAGTTTTCTATATCATCTTCTGTTATATACTTATCACGAGCCTTGTCTAATTCTTTACTCATATTGAGCCAAGCACTTTTATTGGCTTCGTATTCATCCCTTTTAAGGTTAAGATAATTCTTTTTAGACCTTAAATCTTTAGGCAATTCATACCCTTTGTAATCTTTTAATAAATCTTCTGCCTCATGTACCTTTTCAAGTTTCTTATCCTTATTAAGTAATGTATCTACATTGACACCCTGTTTTCTAAACTCTTTATCCCACTCTTCATAATGGTCCTGAAATTTGCCCTTCTTCATTGCATACAATTTCATGGCTCTTTCAAGGTGTGGAACATCATAACGAGGAATGTCATATTCATACTGAGCATCCATAACAGTTTCTTTCCAAGAATAAGACTGTTTATCTATCTTTTCTCGTGCATATTTAAGGGCATCCTTAACTCGCTGAGTTCTATATTCAACACTATTTTTGTCTATTTCCTTTTCCTCTTTTTTGGGCTCCGGTTTTCCTTTCTTAAACTTAACACTCTTAATCTGGTTATCTTGCATCCTAACAAGTTTCTTTGCAGATTCCTTGCGTTTTTCTGGGTCTTTTTCTTTATTTACATACTCATTATGCTTTTCAACTTCTTTTTTGAACCCTTCCTTGCTAACAGGTCGAGTTTCTTTACCTTTCTTAACTCCTTCTTTAAGGCGCTTTATAGCGTCAGCTTTTGTTTCTCCTTCCATTATGGGAATATGGCGACCTTTTATTGTTATCCATTGCTTAACTTCTGCCATTTAATTGTCCCTCCAATTCTTTAACAACATCTAAGTCTTTGAAATACTGTGCACGACATTCCTGCTTTCTTTTTCCACCACTTCCACCCCCTAAAAGATAGTCAACATGGTCAACAAGGTTGGGATAGATATTTAATGCCGGTTCGTTTTTATGAAAGGCACTTAAATACAACCTAAATGCCCAATCATCATTCTTACCACTCTGCCAATACACTTGATAGACGGGGTTGCCTATAATCTGTTCCAATACCCACTCTGAACAATGACGGGCATACTTATTTGGTATCAAGATACAAGGAAAAGAAAACCACATGTTTTTAGGTATCACAGGTCCTATTCTACCGGGTCCATCATATAATTCACTGCTGAATCCTGCTATAAGACCATTGCAATACATTTCGGTTCTTTCTTTGAAGTCTTTACATATTACTATATCATCCTGAATATGCCATGTGCTTTCTTCATTATCGTCTACACTTGCAAAGGCATGCATACATGCTCTTAAATTACCTTCACCTTTATCATCGTTGTATATGCCGATATTTTCACGCATAATGCCTTGTTTCAGCATAGATGGAATAATGTACTGCTCTACATACCAAAGTCGTTTTGGGTAGGTGTGTATTAAGTATTTCATTTCTTCTTTTCCTTCGTCTTTCTGTTGTTGAGCTTGTCCATTTTGCTTAGACTTGCTTTCTTACCTGAATCATTTCTTTCTTCTGCCTGTTTCTTATTTAGGTCTATCTGTCTTTTCTTGTTTTCTTCATCTACCGGAATGTGTCTTCCGTTAACTGTCACCCATTGCATATCGGACCCTCCTTTATTTCTGTCTGACTGCCTTTTCGTTTATAATCGTAATAATACATCGGCATATCCCAATCAACCCATCTGCCACCTTTTTCAACCATTTCTCTATTAAAATACAAATCGCTTTTGAATTGAACATTTGGAAACCTTGTATCTCCTACAAAAGACCTTTTCCAACACTTGTTCCATGTTGCTATCCATCTGCTACCCCTATTTCCTCGTGGAGAAGCATACATCCAATGTCTAAATATGAAAGAGAAGCAAAGCACATCGGGTTTGCCTGTTTCAATTAACTTGTCATTTAATTGTTGCAATACATATTCGTGAATCCACCAATCATCGTCGTCCATAAACAACAAATATTCACCACTTGCCATGTCTATACCTTTACTTCTGGTAGGTCCGTCGCAATGAAAATCCACTCTCTTAGTGATAGCACCATATTCTAATGCTATTTCTTCTGTCTTATCCTTGCAACTATCGCAAATGACAATCAACTCATAATCGGTAAATGTTTGTTGTTTTATGCTATCTAATGCCTTCCGTATGTGGTTTTCCGCATTATACGCTGGTATTATTATGCTGAATCGCATTATATAACTCCTTCACTTCTGTTAAATAGTTCTCTTTATCCTGTTTTAATAACTTTCTATACTCATCGAAGTCTTGTTTGCAACTGTCATACTCTTTTAATGTGGTTAAAATCGTCTTTATTGCGTCTGTTTCATCAACACACTTGTATTTATCGGGTATTGAATTGTCCGCAAAATATGCCGCAGTTCCGAGCTTACTTGTAACAATACAACATCCGCACATCACTGCTTCTCTTGGCAACCTTTCACGACCACTAAACACACCGAAATCAATATAGAGTTTGTGATGTCTAAATAGGTCTATCACTTCGTCTTGTGTATAACCTGAAATTGGTGTGAATTTAGCACCATATTCTGTTTTGAGCCGTGTCATTACTATCTTTTGGAATTGTGTTAGCTTGACAGGTGTGGGATTGTAGAGAATTGCGTTAATTCTATTCTCTTCTAAATAGGTCTTAAAATAGGCATCATTCAAACAGTCTGATATCTTTATGGGTTTTAGACCTAATTCTTTTAGGTGGTCCATTGCGTATTCTGAATTGGCTATGTGTAAAACATCACCTCTATTTAAGAATAACCCATACAATCTTTTCGGGTTGTTCCAATAATAGACATCAACCCCTTGCCAATTTACTGCCACTTTACACTTTTCATATTTGGTATCGAGGACTTGATTTGCCCATACTTCAGGGAATATCACGCAACCATCGAAGTCTTCCGGAAATTCTGTGACATAATCACATTCATATTTCTTGTAGGCTTCGGGTTGTGGTTTTTCTTTATCTCCAATATATAGTATTTTAGCATCTGCTCCACACAAGTTCAAGTGGTGGACAAGGTTGTGGATACCTTCTGTTCCACCTGTTGCTATATGTGAAGGGCATAAGTGTAAGATTTTCATTTTCCATCATCCTCATCAATTGGTATTCTGTACTCAATTTCGGCACCACAATTAGAACAGTGACAGAGGT